CGCCCCCAGTGCCGATCCCATCCCCGCCCCGCGTGCCGTCACCCCGCGCGTGTCGCCGCCGTTCTTCCTGCTCCAGTCGATCATCATCGCCATCATGGCGAAGAACAAGGCGCCCACTGCCGAGATCGCTGCCAAGCTGGGTGTGGACCGCAGCTACGTGATCCGGCTGGCCCAGGATGGCGTGGTGCTGAAGCCCGCCAACGACCGCGAGCAGGCGCTGTTCGACATCGCCACCGGCGACGACTTCGCTCGGCGTATCCAGAATCTCGGCCTCAAGGGCCTGCTGACCGGCGAGGACACGCCCATCGTGCTGGCCGGCAACGCCGAGAACCCGCGTCCCAAGCTGGGTCCGCTGGCCGAGCGCCGTGCGGCCAAGGAGGCGGCGCCCCCGCCGGCCCCGAAGGAGCCGAAAGCGCCCAAGGAGCCGAAAGCGCCCAAGGAGCCGAAGCCCGCCAAGATCAAGGACGGCGGCAAGGCTGGTGACGCCATGGGCGCCGAGGCGAAGTCCGCCAAGGGGCGCAAGCCGAAGAAGGATGCGACGCCTGTGCCCAAGGCGCCCGAGGTGCCCAAGGCGCCCGCCAAGGGGCGCAAGCCGAAGAAGGGTGCGCTGCCCGCGCCCGAGGCGCCGACCGCCGACGACATCCTCGACGACTGACCGCGACGCCCAGCGCGACCCCCCGCGCGCTGGTCTGTGGGCCTCCCCGGTGTTTGTAGAAAACCTGCGCTTGCCACGTGGGAATGACTCGCACCGGGGAGGATTCCCCCTTCTGATTCCCCCAGAAAGTTCGAGTCCATGGACAACCAGCACAAGCACATCAAGGGCTATCGCGACCTCACCGAAGCGGAAGTGGCCCTGATGAATCGCATCAAACATGGTGAGGCCGGCGTGGCGGACCTCTGGTATGCGGTGAAGGGGCTGCTGGGTGCCACCATGATGCGGGACGCCGAGGCGGACGCCAAGGCGGCGAAGGAAGCGAAAGCGAAGGGCACCCCCTATGATTCCCACGCCAAGGGGAATCAGGACATGCTCTCCTACGTGGAGACGCAGCGGCAACTCAACATGGCGCGCACCCACTTCGAACAGGGGTTCTCCCACCTCATCCGTGCCGTCGCCAAGCCGGAGTCGCCTTGGGTGCGCAGCGCATCGGCACAGGCTGCCAAGCCGGGGACGCCCTCGGGCACGCCCATTTCGGACCTGATGGGATGAAGGACGACCACACGGACCTGATGTCCGATCCGGTGGTAGATTCAGTGGTGGAGGTGGCTTTGTCGCGGCGGAACCGCGAGGGTCGCATCCGTGACGCGGCGGGTGACGTGGGGGTGCCGATGATGCTGGGCGATTTTCAGGTCACGAAGGCTAAGACTGGCTGGATGCTGATGGAAGGCTCGGTGCTGCAATATGAGGGGCACCGCGCGTCCGCGTATGTCCACGCCTTCTCCACCTGGGACGACCTCATGGCCTGGGTGCAGGCGCAGAACCGCCCGGCTGATTCGGAACCGGGGTAGGAATCATGAACGATCCCCACAACGTCACCGAGACGGGTTTCTGGGCTGAGTGCCTGGGCGCCACTGGGGAAGTCCTGGCCTACGGTAAGATATGGCCCTACGCGAATCACCGGCTGGCGAACTGCGGCACGGGTCTTGTGGTCCGTGCGCGCATGACGTTGCCTGACGGGCGATTCTGCTACGTTGAAGCGACGAGCCCGTGGACTGTCACGGCGGAAGGGTCTTCCACTCTGAAATGGAACATGCCCGCCACCGTTGAGTGGCAGGCACCGCCCTCACCGCCGCCACCACCATCTCCTTTCCCGCCGAGGCCCGTCTAGGTCCAAGCCGCCACGCGAGGCGCCGGCCTGCGCACGCGGTTAGGGTCGGTGCGCCGCAGCATGTCCATCTGAATCTGCTGTTGGTAGCCGCCCTGGACGCAGAGCGCGACATATTGGAGGCAGTCGGCAAGGTCCGACCACGGGTGCTTCTTCTCCGGCAGCGGTCGCGTCTCCCCATCCTTGCGCTTACCGAACAGGTATCGGCTGTGCAGCGCCGCGACCAGATTCGGGCAGCCTTCCGGGTCGATCAGCAGCATGGGCTCGCCTTTGATCGTCTGGGCCAGCAGAGCCTCCACCGCCGAGAGGCGCGGCTCCAGCAGGTTGGTCGGCGCCGGATAGGCGTTGAACCCATGTGATTCCAAGAATCCGAAGGCGTTCATCTCGATCAGGTCACTCTTGGCCCCGCCTGACGGGTCGCCCACCATGATGACACGCTTGCCGAGCAGCCGCTCGTCGGCGGACAGCACTGGGCGCAGGTTCTGCGGCAGGTGAATCTCCAGGCTCATGTTCTGCGCCACCACCTCGCGCAGCACGAGAAGCTGGCCGCGATGGTTCATCTGGCAGATCAGCGAGCAGGGATTACGTCCGAAATCCTGGCCTACGGTGAGGGGCAGGCCGACGCTGGGTTCGATGCGCGCCTTGGCGACGTGCCAGTCCTTGTTGAACGTCTCGCGGAACACCGGGGTGCCGTCCGGATCATCACCGAACTTCGCGTGGACATACCGCTTCACCCAGTTCGGGGCGCCGCCCACCAGCCGTTCATAGTAGAGGCGTCCGCGCGCCAGCCGGTCGGGATGATCCAGCGGCAGCTTCAGCGTCTCCGCCGTCTGGGCGAGGTAGTTCAGATTCTCCGCGTTGGATTCGAGTCCGCCGGGCTGGTAGAACACCTCCCAGGCTTTCGGGCGGTTGACCTCCATCAACTCGTGCCAACGCGAGCCGGCGTTCGGCATGTTGGAGTCACCGATGATTCCCGACCATGTGGCTCCGCCCTGCGCCGCTGAAGGGTAGCGCCAGAGCCGGCCCGTGATGGAATCGATCAGGTCGGGGTCCAACTCGATGAACTCGTTCACCCAGGCGCCGGTAAGCTGGAGCGAGAGCAGCCGCTGCTGGTTTTCGGGTGTGTCGAGTGGAATCAGGAGCCAATCGCTGTAGATGTCGCCGGCACGGATTTCCACCACCTTGTCCGTGACCTTGTAGTGGGCGATGTCGCCCAACCAGTGCTGGATTTCCTTCAGCACCGTCGAGGTCATCTGTTGGAGGGTGTTTCGGACGATGACGAATCGGGTCCGACGCAGCCCGTCAGGACCGGGAGCCTGTTCGCAGCACCGCCGCAGCACCTCGAAAAGCGCCCCGGTCGTCTTTCCGGAGCCAACAGGCCCCAGAATGAATCGGACGAAGCTGTCCGAGTGCATGAAATTGGCCACCGTGGGGGAGGCGGTGTAGCTGATGTTCTTCCCAACCGAACTGGCGCCGCTCACTGCACTTCCTCCGCCTGCGAATCGATGGTTTTCGGCTGCGAAAGCTGCGCCCGAACCACTTTTTCACCGATGTTGATGGTGATGGACACCCCGCCGGAGCCTTCCAACGCCCCAGTGCCGCCGATTCCGCCATTCCCACCGAATCCGGCGAGGTCTTTGATGAATTTTGCGGCTTCGATTCGCCTTTCGGCGCTCGTATGGGTGATCGCGATGACGTGCATCTCCGCGATGACCAGTTCCAGGCTTGCGAGGGCCTTGTAGCGGATGCGTTTGGCGGTCGAATCCGCCGCGTTCCACTCCCGAGCCGCCTGAATCAGCAGGTGAACGAAGTCGTGGGACTTCTGGAGGGCGATCCAGGCGGGGTCATCCGGGCCTGTGAAGCCGTAGTTCGGGAGGATGTCTGCCGGAAGGCGGATGTCCTGTGCGATTTCCCGCGCCAGAGAGGCGTAGGAGGCATCGAAAAGGGCCGCTGAAGGCGGTTCTGGGAGGAATACGTCCTCGCGCGTGGGAGTCTTGGACTTTCGTGCCATGGATACCTCTTGCGGGGTGGGGGAGTTCCCGACTAGAAATCAATTTGACTTCTTGTCCGCGCAAAGGCAACCGAATGTCCGCTTCGATGAACAGTCCGGTTCCGCCCCCCACCGCGCCCATGATGGGGGGCTTGATGGACCCTGGTGCGGTAGGCACCGTGTCTTCCACGGGCGGGCTCCTGCGTGTGATTTCGCCGGCTGCGCTCAACGCCCAGGAACAGATCGACATGGCCGAGCGCGCTCGCGCGAAGCTGGAGGCGCGGCTGGAGCCAGCCATGGACGATCTGGCGGCGTTCATCCGCCGGCAGTTCGACACGATGAAGAACCATCGCAACGGCGCTTCAGGATGGACCAACCGGCTGCTGTCCGCGCTGCGGATGTTCAACGGCGAATACGAGCCGGAGAAGCTGACAGCGATTCGAGAATATGGCGGCAGCGAGGTCTACGCCCGGATCGTGGCGGTGAAGTGCCGGGCATCCTCCGCGATGCTGCGGGACATCTACCTGAACGCGGTGAATCGTCCGTGGGACATCGAGCCGACGCCGGTTCCGACGCTGCCCGACGAGGCGGCTGGCGCGGTCGAAGCCTTGATGACTGCCGAGGTGGGGGTGGCTGCGGACGGCGCTGCGCAGGGGCTGACTGACCCCGAGACGGGCATGCCTGTGATGCCCCCGACCGAGCAGGACATGGCGGCGCGCAAGCTGGAACTCGACGCGCTGGTGGAGCAAGGCCGAATCAAGAAGGCGCGTGCGGAGGCCGACGAGGCCCGCAAGCATCTCGACGACATGCTGGTGGAGGGCGGATTCTATAAGGCCCTGGCCGAGTTCCTGACGGACCTGCCGCTGTTCCCCTTCGCCTGCATCCGTGGCCCCATCGTCTACATGACGAACACGATCACCTGGGAGAAGCAGACGAGCGGCCCGGCCAAGCTGGTGAAGAAGCCGGTGGCCCGGATGTTCTGGAAGCGGGTGAGCCCGTTCGACATCTGGTGGTCGCCCGGCGCGGCCACGCCCGAATCCGCCGACTTCATCTTTCGGGACCGGAAGTCCCGCGCAGAACTGAACGCCATGCTGGATGTTCCCGGCTACCGGAAGGACCAGATTCGTCTCGTGCTGGAACACTACTCGCGGGGACATACGGAATCGCCCGACACGGCGGATGCGACTCGGGCCGATCTGGAGAGTCGGGAAGACCCTCAGATGAACGATTCCGGCATGTATGACGTGCTGGAGTATCATGGGTCGATTCCCGGTCGGCTGCTTCGTCTCTGGGGCATGTCCACCAAGGATGTGCCCGACGAGGTGTTGGACTACGCGGTTCAGCTTTGGATGATCGGGCAATACGTCATCAAGGTGCAGCTTTCGCCCAGCCCGCGCGAGCGCCCGCCGTTCTTCATCACCAGCTACGACAAGGTGCCCGGCACCATGGTGGGCAACGCCGTGCCCGACATGCTGGCGGACATTCAGGATGTCGGCAACGCCGCGCTGCGGGCGACCGTGAACAACATGGCAATGTCCTCCGGCCCGCAGGTGGCCATCAACGAATCGCTGCTCGATGCGTCGGAGAACACCGACCGCGTGTGGCCCTGGCGGGTATGGCGATTCTCGCCCCGCCCTGGAGTCCAGGCGTCGGACCCGGTGAAGTTCTTCCAGCCGGCTTCGAACGCGCAGCAGTTTCTCGCGGTCTACGAGAAGGTGACGCAGATCGGAGATGAAATCAGCGCGATTCCTCGCTACACCACCGGCAGCGAGCGCATGGGTGGCGCAGGCCGCACGGCGAGCGGGCTGTCGATGCTCATGGGCAACGCCACGAAGATGCTCCAGACCGTCGCGAGCAACGTGGACACGGATATCTTCGAGCCGCTGCTCCAGTATCTCTACGACATCGTGATGATGACCGACACGACCGGCAAGCTGCGCGGCGACGAGCGAATCATGGTGAAGGGTGTATCCGTGGCCATGCAGCGCGAGTTGGAGCGCCAGCGCCAGATCGAACTTCTCCAGGCCACAGCGAACCCCACCGACCTTGAAATCGTCGGCATGGCCGGGCGCGGGACGCTTCTCCGTGCCGTCACCAGCGGGGTTGGGCTGGATGGAGAATCCATCGTCCCGACCAACGACGAACTGCGCAAGCGAGAGCAGGCCAAAGTTGCCGCGATGATGCGGGTCGGCGCAGGTAGCGCCATGTCAGGAATCTCGCCCGAGGAAGGCGCCCAGACACAGGGAGCCCAGCGCGGCGGCGAGAACACAGGACCACGCGCGATTCAGGGTCCGCGCGTGAATCTCCAGCAACAGGCCCCGGAGTGACTGATATGGCGAAGAACCCCTTCAAGAACCCCGTCTCCACCGGCAAGCTGCCCGGCATCGCCAAGGGTGGCCCCAGCGGCGTCAAGGCGCCGATGGCCGGCATGAAGCCCTCCGCTGCCGTCGCGGCGGTGCCGAAGAAGATGCCCAAGAAGAAGTAGCCCGATGAATCCCCCTGACACCAAGCCGGCGGCGCTGGAAACTGCATTTCTTGCGATCCGCCGGATGGATGCCCGCCTCGCAGACCTGTTTCTCGCGGCGCTGGGCGCCGAAGTGCAGGAGTGCGTAGACGCCATGATGGTGGCGGACACGCCGTTCGTGCTCCAGCAGGCGCAGGGTGCGGCAGGCATGGCACGCACCTTCCATGAACGCCTCACCCATGCTGAAACGAGGCTTGCGCGCGCCGCTGCATTGGCCGCGAAGCATCAGAAAGGAACCCCCCTATGAGTGATTCCCAGACCGCCGAGGCCACCATCCCGCGTATGGGGATGGGGACCGACACCCCGCTCGCTGTCGTTGCGGCGGCTGATCGGGCCGACCAGATGATTCGGGAGTTGGCGGCGCGCGCCGCTGCTCCCGCAACCCCGCCCGCCGAGGTCCCACAGGGGGAGGCTCCGGCGAGCACCGAGGTGGCGAACGCCGCCCCGGCCAAGGCAGGGGGCGAAGGGATGCAGCCCGCGCCGGAGCCAATGGCTCTGGCATCGCCCCCTGCCGAGGCGTCCTCTGACGCCATGACGCTGCTGCGTGCCGAAGTTGACCGGCTGACGCAGGAACTGCGGACGTGGCGCGGGCGCTACGAGGCGGAACTGCCGCGTGAGCGGGAACTCCGCGTCGCCATGGAGCGTCAGCTTGCGGAGGCGTCCGAGCGCCTGAAGGCTCTGGACACAGTGGCGACTCCGGCAGTCCCTGCCTACACGCCGCTGACCGATTCCGAAATCGAGCAGTATGGCGAGGACATGTTCGCCATGGTCGAACGCTTCCTCATGCCGAAGGTCGAGGCGCGGCTCAACGCGCTGCTGACGGCGACGGAGGCGCGATTCGCCCGTGTGGAGGGGAATCTGGGCACGACCAACGCCAAGGTCCAGAAGACCGAGCAGGACATGTTCTACGACCGCCTCACCGAACGCATGCCGGCGTGGCGTGATGTGGATGCGGACCCCGCGTTCACTGCATGGCTGGAGGAACAGGACGAACTTTTTGGCGAGCCGCGCAAAAATGCGCTTTACAAGCGCGCCACGAATCGTGATGATGCCGGCGTCGTCAAGGTCTTTGAGGCGTTCCTGAACCAGCGGGGCGCCTCGGGGTCGCGGAATACGGCAGCGGCGCCGAGCACGCCGGCACCGGGCACGGGGGCACAGCCCACCGCCCCGGCAGTCCAGGCAGCCCCGGCACCCTCGCTGGCCGACTTCGCCGCCCCTGGTAGGCCCAGCACCGCGCCAAACCCCGCTTCTGGCGGGGCGCCCGGTGGAAAGCGCAACTGGTCGCTCGCCGAGATTCGCCAGTTCTACGTTGATCTGCGGAAAGGCGTCTATGCTGGACGGGATGGCGAGTCATCCCAGATCGAGCGGGACATCGCCGCTGCGCAGCGGGAGGGGCGCGTCACATCCTGACCCCACGTTCACCCTGATTTTCTGGAGCAGCTTCCATGGCCTATCCCCTTGGCACCGCCTACTCGGGTTCCGACCCGAGCACCGCCTACGCGGGGACGTTCATCCCCGAAATCTGGTCCTCGAAGCTGATCCAGAAGTTCTACGACGCCACCGTGCTGGCCGCGATCTCGAACACCGACTACGAGGGCGAGATCAAGAACCACGGCGACAAGGTTATCATGCGTCAGCGGCCCACCATCACGATTCGCGACTACTCCGCGAATCAAGACCTGCTGGTGGATCGCCCCTCGGCCCCGACCATCGAGATGGACATCGACAAGGGCAAGTATTTCAACTTGCACCTCGACGATGTGATGAAGGTCCAGATGGACGTGGACATGATGAACCAGTGGTCCGCCGACGCCTCGGAGCAGATGAAGATCGTCATCGACCGCGATGTGCTGAAGCATCTCGTGAACCAGTGCGTGGCGGCGAACCGCGGTGCTTCGGCGGGCCGGATCACCGGCGCGATCAACCTGGGCACCTCCGGCACTGGCTCCGCCGCCGGCACGCCGGTGTCGCTGTCGAAGACCAACATCATGGACTACATCATCCTGATGGGGCAGGTGCTGGACGAGCAGAACATCCCCGAGCAGGGCCGGTGGATCGTGTTCCCGGCCTGGGCGTGCTCGCTCCTGAAGCGGTCGGAACTGCGCGACGCCTCGCTGACCGGCGACGGCACCAGCGTGATGCGCAACGGGCGCCTGGGCATGATCGACCGCTTCACCATCTTCTCCAGCAACCTGCTGCCGACCTCGAACACGGACGGCATCGGCAACGACGACGGCGACGGCACCGAGCCCGACAACGACGCGGACGCGGCGACCTACATCTACGCCGGCCACAAGTCGGCGCTGACCTTCGCCTCCCAGTTGACCAAGCTGGAGACGATCCGGTCGGAGCGCACCTTCGGCAACCTGATGCGCGGCCTTCAGGTCTTCGGTCGCAAGGTGGTGGACGGCACCGCCCTCTGCCAGCTTGTCGCCAAGCCGGCCTCGGGCATCTTCGCCCCGTCGTGATTCTCACCTGCGGGTGAGGGGACTGAGCGGCCCGCCCCTGAGTGGGCGGGCCGTTTCTGTATGTGGATTCGAGGTGGTGAGAAGAATCATGGCGCGGACGGTCGCACAGGTGCTCACGGCGGCGCGCGGACTTCTTCAGGACGAGCGGACGCCCTATCGTTACGCGGATTCCGCGTTGGCGACGTATCTGTCCGAGGCGGTTGGGGAGGCGCGGCGCCTGCGACCCGACCTGTTCCTGCGGACGTTCCGGGCGCCAGTGCCGTTCTACACGGCGGCTGATAGCGCGGTGCAGGTGCCCCTCCCCGACATGTATTTCTCCCAGGTGGTGAACTATGTGGTCGGGCGTGCGGAACTGCGCGACGACCAAGCCACCAACGATTCGCGGGCGATGGAACTTCTCAGGGCTTTCGGAATCGCCCTGACAGGAGGTAAGCGGTGAGTGACCCCATTCTGATGTTCGAGGCGGTGAAGCGTGCGGCGAACGCACGGCTGACGGGAATCGCTCCGGACCTTCTCGACCAAGAGGCACGTTGGGTGCTCGACGAGTTTCTGCGCGAGACTCGTATCTGGCGCCGCACGCTGACCGTCGCGCTGGTTGCCGGCCAGGAGGACTATGCCCTGGACATCGAGGACTATGAATCGGTGGCAGGCGTCCAGGCGGTGGCCTACGGTGCAGCCGGGCTTATGGCCGGCGTGGAGCGGATGACGCGCACGCGGACGGGTGCGCCGACCACTGCGGGCATGCTGACCGACCGCACGATTCGCGTATACCCCATCCCCAGTGCTGGCCTGACGGAGCCGCTGACGGTCGATGTCTGGCTGACGATGTTGGTCCACGTTGACCAGCCGCCGCCCGACGTGATTCTTCCCTTCCAAGACGCGCTGCTTCAGGGGCTGCTGGTTCGCTGCTACTCCATCCCCAACGTGGCCTGGACGAACCTTCAGCTTGCGGGGGCGCACCAGATTTCGTATGAAGGAGCCAAGGCGCGGGTGCGCCGGCAAGTGGATGCCGCACGGATGCGTGGGACGCAGTTCATGCGGATTCCCCGGTTCTGATAGGAATCGCCTGTGACCTACACTTTCGCCAACAACGCCGCGTCCACCCTCGCCAGCACGTGTTCCATCGTGGCCACGAGTCTGGCTGTGCAGACTGGGCACGGCTCGCGCTTCCCCAGCCCGACCGGGGATCAGCGCGTCGCGATCACGGTGCAGAACGGCTCCGCCTTCGAAATCATGGAAGTGACAGCCCGTGCCGGTGACATCCTGACCGTCGAACGCGCGAAGGATGGGACCATCGCCCAGACGTGGCTCGCGGGTTCCTCGGTGGACATCCGCCTGCCCAGGATCGTGCTGGATAGCTTCGCCCAGAAGGGGAGCGTCCTGGCCCTGGCCGGGGGCACGATGGTGGGTCCGGTCCTGCTGGATGACACCACGTCGGTGTCCACTCCGCCGCTGGCGTTCGACGGCGATTCCAATACGGGCCTCGGCCACCCCGCGCCTGACACCGTGTCGCTTGTGACTTCAGGCAACGAGCGGTTCCGCGCGACGAACGCCGGGGTCGAGGCGCTGGTGCCGATCATCGCGCCTGCCGGAGACAAGACGGCGCCGGGGGTGACGTTCTCGGGGGACGGCGACACCGGCGTGTTCCGCCCCTCGGCCAACGAAGTCGGAATCACTGTTGGCGGCACCTACATCGTCAAGTTCGATTCCGCCGGCCAGACCACGATGGGCACCCAGACCGTCGAGGGCGTGTTCCAGTCGAAGTTCTCCAGCAAAAATGTCTTTGAGACGAGCAGCAAGGGAATCTTGGTTACTGGGGAAACCCACACCACGAGCCATTCCACGGTCGGCGGAAACTTTGGGGTGGGCGGTGGCGTGTCTGTCGCGGCGTCCATCGAGGCGGGGGGCTATGTGAAGGCCACGACCTATCTTGAGGCGGGCAAGGCGGGTGTGTCGGGGAATCAAGCTGTCGTCTATTCCCAGTTCCCGCTCACTGCGAACGCCAACGGGACGATGACGCTTCCGAACGGTGTTGTGGAGAAATGGGGTGGTGGGGCGACGGCGGATGGTGAGGTGGATGTCACCTTTCCGACCCCATTCCCGACCGCAGTGTGGAACATCCACCTGACGGTGGGGGCGGGAACCACCAAACACAACGGATTCGGCACTCTAGTTGTGGGCACCATTTCCCCGACCGGATTCAAGGTTTGGGGTAAGGCGGGCGAGAGCCTTGCGTTCTACTACCGGGCAATCGGTAACTGATTCGAGTTCTAGGGGAGAATCACTATGGGCCGTTCTCAGCGACTGCTCCGGTATCGTGAAGGCGTCGATTCCGAGGGCTACACCGCCTACGAGCGCGACGAGGCGTCGCTTCGGACGCATGCCCAGCAGCAGGCGTCGGCCACGCTGCGCGGGCGCAACGCCGGCCCGGCCTGCACCACGGTCCCCACGCCCACCGGCACGCCGACTGTGGGGCAGACGCTCACCTGCGGCAACGGTGTCTGGGCGGGGACCACTGGCGGCGGCTCGATTACCTACGCCCGACAGTGGTTCCGTGGGAACATGGAGATTGCCGGCGCGACGGGCACAACCCGTGTGCTGGCGGCGGCTGACGCCGGGCACATCCTCCAGTGCCGCCTCACGGCCACCGACGCGAATGGCCGCACGGTCCAGTTCTCGAACCGCACTGCCGTCATCGCGGCAGCCTAACGGAGATTCTTTCCATGAAGCTGACCTTCCTGTCCCCGCTGTTCGCTCCGCTGTTCGGCGTGCGGATGAAGGAGCGCCTGCTGCGCTCGATCATCGACGGCGCCAAGGCCCCCACGATGGTGTTCGATGTCGAGTGCATCGGCCCTGATGGCAAGGTGAAGTGGCGGGAATCCGCCAAGAACCTTGTTACCAACCAGGGGCGGGTGGACATCCTCGACAAATACCTCAAGGGCGCCACCTACACCGCTTCGTGGTTCCTGATGCTGAAGGGCACGGGCTCCGTCGCCAACGCCGACACTCTGGCCTCCAACGCCGGCTGGGACGAGGTGACGCCCTATTCGGGCAACCGCCCGGCGATCACCTGGGGCACCACCACTGGCACCACGACGGCCACCAACACCGCCACGGCGGTGTCCATCACGATCAACGCCACGGCGACGGTCGCGGGTGCCGGCTGCTGCACCGTGAACACCGGCACGTCGGGGATTCTCTACAACGTCTCGGACTTCGCCGCGTCGCGTTCGGTGGCTTCCGGCGACACGCTCAACGTCACGCCGACGATCACGATGTCTTGATTCGAGGCGCTGATTCGAATCGGAGAGAGTCATGACGACCATTACCTCCACTGGGAATTTCTACCGCCGGCCCACCAAGTCGGCGGAGATTGGATTTGTGGTGGGCTACCACTTCCACAATTTCGATCATACCGTGATTCCGCTCGCGGGGCTTTGGCGCGTGCAGCAATATGAATGGGTGGAGGGGGAAGACGCACCCGACCCGGCGAAGTTCCTGGGTGAAGTGCTGGTCGCGTCTAAGTTGTTCACCCCGCCGGGGGTGGAGGTGTCTCCGTGGATCGTGATTCAGAAGGCTCGCTGGCATAGGCTTGAGTTGGTGTCGAAGACCGCCTATCTCGTCGGAGGCGCCACTGTCGAGTGCGCGGAAGGTGAGTTCTGGTGTTGTTTCTCCCTGCGTGACTACACTGGCGAAGTTACGGAGTTCGACACTGGCTGGCGAGGAATCAACGTGTGACTGTTCACGGCGGTATCTACTACACAGACCCATACTTGCTCAGGAACATCACGGTCCCGAGGGACCGGCTTGTCCAGCGTGGCGAGGTCGTGGCGGTGTGGGATGCGCAGCCCGGCGAGACATTCGAGAACTGGGGGCTGGCGCCGCCGGAAAGGCCGCATTGGCATATTTCGAATCCGCACGTTTTGCGGTTCGCCATTGAAGGTGTGACCTATGAACAGGTTCGGTGGATCGAGGTGCCCTGGACTGTGCCTGGGGAGGATGGGCAGGAGCGCCTGATTGCTCAGCGGCTGTGGCGGTTCGATGTTGACGCGCTTGTGGCAGAGGAAGTGCTGCGACTCGGGCGCCCGGTCAACGCGGCGCAGGACGTGGTTGTTGTGGACCAAGAGCGCCGTCTTCGGTGGGTGCGAAGACGTGTGGAAGGCGGCATGATGCTCAACAAGGCCGCAGGCGACATCCCCCTCAACGACCCGACTCGAATTGTGGGGTGAGTCATGGCTTCGCGGGTGCTTGCCACATCAGGCGGCGACCATACGACGCTGGCAGACTGGGCGTCATGGGCGACGAATCCGGCGAACTTCGGTGGTGCTGCTAACTGGGATGACCCCACCAATGGTGGGGACCAAATTCTCCGTGTCGCGAACAGCACGTTCACGTTCACATCTTCTCAGGTGTTGGACCTCGATGCATTAGTTACGGCGACGTATTATAAAGCCACGGTTCGCCCGAACACGGAGGGCAGCGTAACGTATGTCGGGGCTAAGGTTGCGGCGGATGGCACACTGAATCTGAGCAGCGTCGATAAGAATCCACGGTTCAGCAATTCCGGCTATAGCCATGCCTACATGGTGGACCTCTCGTCCTGCACTGCCGTGGAGTGGCGATTCGAGGGACTCGCGTTTATTCTGGCGAATCACCGGACGGGGTGTCTGCGATTTGCCAGCGGCGCTACTCGGCATGTCTACATCGACCGCTGCATCTTTGCAGACCGAACGGGCGGCGGCGAGCCAGTATTCAACGGTGGACCTACTGGGGCGGCTGCGGGCCGAATCCATCTGCGTTCTTGTGTTGTGGATTGCCTTGATAACGTCAATGGGATGGTGTTTTGGCAGGCATGCAGCGGCGCCTTCATTCTCGGTAATACGATTCGTATTGGGTCAGGAGGCACAACGTTTCTTACTGGGGCTGGTAGCCAGATCGCGGTCAAGGCATACGGAAACGCGATCTACCATACGTCGGACGGTTCGAGCGCCTTCACAGGGACAGGCATCAGCGCAGCGGATTTCCCGACCAACTACAACGTCTCGAACCTCACCGGCACGAACTGGACCAGCGACTTCGATAGTGCCGGCGATGTGAACAACAGCACCATCGCGAACATGTTCGTGAGTTCCACGAATCAATACCCAAAGAGCGCGGGGGCGCTACATGGTGTTGTCTCGTGGGCCGGGCTGCCTTCCGATGTGCAGGCAGTGTGGCCGACGCTTGATTTCATCGGTAACACCGTTACGCAATCCGGTTCGTTCTCGGCTGGCGCCTTCTATGTCGCCGGCACAACCACATACAACGAAACGATTTCGGACGGCGCCACCAACGACCACTCGTTCACCATCGCAGGCACCTTCGTGCCTACCCTATCCGACGCAACAACCGGAGCAGAATCGTTCCTGGCTGGGTTGTCCATCTCCATGTCGCTGAGCGATTCTGTTACCAGTGCGGAATCGGTGAGTGCCGCAGTGACCTTTGGTCCGGTTCTCTCGGAGGTTGGGGCGGCTGGGGAGTCGCACGCAACAACCGCTGTGATGCAGCCCACGACATCCGATTCCGGCACGGCTGGGGAATCCTACGCGACAACGGTGGCGTTTGCGGCGACCATCGTGGATTCCGGCGCGGGTGCCGAGTCGTTCGGCGCTGCGGCAACGCTGATCGCCACACTGACTGACGCAGGGTCCGGTGGAGAATCATTCATCGGCGGCTTGCTGCTGTCTGAAGGTTTTACGGATTCCGCAACTGCTGCCGAGTCGCTGACCTACAGCCTTATCTTTGGGGCGGTCCTGTCGGATTCGTCGCTGGTAGGAGAGTCGTTTGGCGCGGCGGCGACGTTTGCAGCCAATTTCCTCGACGCGCTGTCGGCTGGGGATTCCTTCGTTGGGGGGATGGTATTCTCCGAGACGATCACTGCCGGCGGCACGACGGGCGAATCGTTCGCGGACCTCTTGGCGCTCTACGGCATCTTCAGTGTCCTAACCGTCGTATCCACGGTGGGAAGGATCGAACTGGTGTCCTCGGGGCCTGCCAGTGTATTCTCGGACGTGACAGAGCAGCCGTCGCGCGCCTAGGAGTAGCCCATGTCCGGTTCGAGTGAGGAATCCCTGGTTGTAGGAGGCTCCGCCCGCCTCGTCGCGCGGCTGACCGACTACAGCGGCGCCCCTGTGTCGCCTGAAGGTATTCGGCTTCTGGTGCTGCGCCCCAATACCGGAGTCAGCTTCCTCCAGAGCGTGGCTATCGTGGACGGCACGGCTGTGGGGGTCATCGAACTCGATACCCCAGGCATGTGGCGTTTCCGGTTTGAGACAACGGCGCCGCCTGTGGTAGCATACGAAGGCCATTTCTCGGTCGCACGCCGGATGGTTCCCCCGCTGGCCGATTCTTGACCGTTAAGGAATCCTGCAATGTCTGGTGCTACCGGCGCGCAGTATATCGAAGGCTCCACGGCTACCTTTCGCGCTCGCCTTCTGGACATCGACGGCAACCCTGTGGACCCATCCAACGTCCGGATGCTCGTGCTTGCCCCTGACGCCACGGAAAGCTATCTGGCGACTACCAGCCTGGATGGGGGCAGCATCATCGGCACGGTGCATCTGACCCGACACGGGACGTGGCGCTACCGCTTCGAAAGCACGATTGAGCCCTACGCCGTGTTCGAGGAATACTTCTCGGTCCAGAAGCGCGGGGTGCCGCCGCTGCCCGGCCCCGGTGGGAGCGCGCCGACTCTTGCGACCAACTGGCGAATCGGGGAACTGCCGGCGACCTCGCCGCTGCAACTCACCGACCAGATCGCCGTCAGCCGGGGAGCGCCCGCGACGACGTATCGGGGCACGGTGGGCGACATCGTGTCGCTGGTGCAGACGCAGAACGTCTCTGACGTGTATATCACGCCGGAGCAGTTCGGCGCCATCGGGGACGGCGAGAGCCATCCCGCCTTCGAAGTGCTCGGCGTGGACACCCTGGAAGAACTTCAGGAGTGGAACAACGGCATGTATGCGTTCGCTGATTCCATCGGGAATGAGATGGATTGGCTCGGGCTTCAGGCCGCGCTTCGTGCCGGCGGAGAGGTGCGTGGAACTCCCGGTGCGGTCTACGTGGCGAACAAGACCATCGCCGTGTGGAACGGGCATGTGCAGTGGGACGGTCGCGGGTGCGTATGGTCCTTCCAGGGCCAGGAAGAAGTGCTCGATGACGGGAGCAATCTGGTCACGAATCCCAGCTTCAACAGCGGCGCGACTGGATGGCAGAACACGATTCTGGCGCCGCGTGTGGATGTTGTGTTTGCTGGGGGCAAGGCAACCTTCACCGATCCGCCCGTGACGTTCACGCCTGGGGAATCGCACTTCGGGCAGTTCGGCCAGCAGATGACGATTCCGCCCGGCAAGTGGACAGTGCGGGCGCGGGTGAAGCTGTCGGAAGGCGCCAGCCAGGGGTATTGGGGTGCGCGCTTGCTTGGCATGGGGTTCTTCAAGGACGGCCCCGGTCTGGGTGGGTGGGCGTGGCCCGATCCACTCTACGCCATTTCCTCGGCGGGCGCGACGGTGGCCTCTCCCTTCGATGGGTGGATGGAGTTTGACATCGAGGCGCCGGAAGAAGTGACGGCGTGGCTGACGTTCTCCGGATTCAACTGCGACTGGGAGGTGCAGGAAGTCCGCTTGAGCCCGTTCCTGATGAATTTCTCGGTGTGGTGCTCTGGGGACTTCGTTTCCGGCAGGCAGTATGACGAGACAGAACTGCGGAACTTCAAGATCGTCGGCCCGGCGCAGCGCGATTGGTGGGGCGACGAACGGTATGGGTTCCAGAACCCCGAGTTCGCAGGACCGTTCATCTCCGGATTCCTCCACAAGAGTTTCGCGGGGGAGAGCGCACGTGCGAATCTGGTGAACGTGCATATCCGCGAGTTTTTCCGGGGGGTGCATTTCTCGGATCAGGCGTTCCTGATTCGTCATACGGCTGTCACCATTGGTGCGTGCGGGGAGTGCGTCTACTTCCAGCCGGCAGTGCGCAACGCGGGTGAGAACCTACGATTCACCGACTGCATCCTTTTCAACTCCGGTGTCGCCGTTCATGCAGCCGGCGGTGCCGAGTGGAACTTCGTCGGCACGTCCATCGACTTCTGCCGCGTCCTCGTGCGCGGGCGGAAGGGTGCGGTCCTGAACTTCACCAACCACCATTTCGAGTTCAACGCTTCCGAGACGCGAATCTGGTTTTCGACGGTGGATTCGCCGCTGGGCTGGAATCGCACCATCACTGGGGGAACTTCCGGCGCCACGGCAAAGGTGCTGATTTCGGATCGCCAGGGGAACCCTTGGGCGGAGCGCACCCCCTCCGTTGTCGTTGAGGTGCTATCCGGCACGTTCCTGCATGGCGAGACTGTCACGGATGGTGTTGGCGGCTCTGCTGTGGTGGATGGCGGGGTTGCCTGGGGCGAGCCTCTGGTCGATCTGGACGGCGGCTCCTACATGATCATGCCGAGTGGTGAATGGCTCCAGTCCGGTGCCGGGCACCGTGGGGGCCTGCATGCGGTTCGAGTGAACACCACCCAGGATACGGTGGCTTTTGGTGATGTGTGGGCCTACAACTTGCTCACCGCGTCCGGAGACTGGGGGGTTGGTGCCGGGCGAATCGTGTTCAACAACCACCTGGGGCCGGGCAATCCGCTGTTCCCGACGATGCTGCTGCGGAACCAGCAAATGGATGCGTTCGCTGGGAATGGTGGGATTGCCGGCACGGGCACATGGGAGGACCAGGGCTTCTCGGGGCCGGAGGATGAAATTGGAATCGATTTCAGCGCACATTCGCCCGGCGGGGTCGAGGCGCCTTCTTCGCGCGGGTTGATTCCGTGGGAGCAAGAGGTCCGTGTGGATCGCGCCGTGTTCCGCACCGCAGGCAACGCATCGCTGGCGCTGGACATCAATGAAGTATATACGGGCGGCACCGAACTGCGCGTCTTCATCCCGGTGCGCGCGGGGAAAATCGTGCTGCCGGAGTTCTGGTTCTCCAAGCCCGAAGTGAAGGCGAATCGGACGCATGGCCCGTTTACGTCGGGGCTGCCGCTTGCGGGCGACACAATCTATGTGAACATCTCCGAGGGTAAGACCCTCGCGATCATCGAAGACAAGCACGTGCAGTGGCTTGGTGGCAACGGCCCGCGCCCTGGCTGGAGTGTGACGCTGGCGAGCGTTACCGGGAACCCCGGCGGTGTGGCCAACGCCGTGTGGAACGCGACGCACGCGGTCGTGGAGCGGCTGGACGCCTTTCGATTCACCATCGACCTTGGAGTCGGCAACGCCGCGACCTCCACTGTGGCGAACGCGGGTGGGGCAGCGGTCGAGGCGACCTACACCCAGACCAATGTGCTGATCTATGTCCGCAATTTCTGGGTCCGCCGCACGTGGACTGATTCCTATGGACGACCTGTTCTCTCCCAGGCGCTATATCAGGGCGAAAAGAACATCACCATCAACCATGCAGCCCACCCATGGGAGATATGGAACTACGCGACGTGGTATTCGGAGGCGGTTGTCCCCGACACCCCGAACGAACGGGTTGCTCGCGGTCGTGCCCCCGAGTGGGCAACGCACTACATGCTGGTGCTGAACTGGCAGAACATTCGCGAGTGCGACCCGGTGGCGTGTCCGAACCTCTACCTCACCGACTTCTATGCCAATGTAGTGTAGATGATGGCTGCGATTCCCAAAGGCCAGAGCGCAGAGCGTCCGCCGGTAGACTCCTACCATGAGGGGGGCTCGCTACGCCTCGGCGCGACGTTGACGGACCACGCTGGGAATCCAGTCTCGGCAGTGTCCGTGCGCTTGCTCGTTGTGCGTCCGGATGGCAGCGTGCGGCAAGTGCCTGTGCGAAATGATGGGGCGCGGTGTGTGGGGATTGTCGCGCTGACGCTTCCCGGCACATGGCATTACCGTTTCGAGAACACCCCGATTCCGAAGACCGCTTACGAATCCACCTTCTACGTCAGCAAGCGGCTCGTGCCGCCCCTGGAGCAGCCATGAACGCCCCCTACACCAAGCTGGTCGAAGCCGACTACCAAGAAGCCGCGCAGAAGCTGGGGTGCTCCATCGCGGCGGTGAAGGCTGTAGCGCACGTCGAGAGTGCCGGTTCCGGGTTTCTGCCGGATGGGCGCCCGACGATTCTCTATGAAGCGCATGTGTTCTACCGGCTGACAAAGGGCCGGTTCCCTGCTGCCCTGGATCGCTTCGGCGTCCCGCTCGCGGTGCCGAGGTGGAACCGCAGCCTGTATGGGGCCTCCGGCGCTCACCAGTATACCCGCCTGGAGGATGCCAAGGCTCTGGCTCCCGACGAGGCCCAGATGTCGTGCTCCTGGGGCATATTTCAGGTGATGGGCTTCAACTGGGGCATGCTCCGCTACAACAGCCTGGGCGACTTCCTACACTGCATGCTGTCGGCGTCGGGGCAGCTTGATGGATTCGTCCGTTTCATCCGAATCAATGGCCTTGCGAAACCTTTGATCGACCTCAATTGGGCAGAATTTGCCCGGCGCTATAATGGTCCTGACTATGCAAAGAACGCATATGATGCAAAAATGGCGGCTGCCTACACCACGTTCGCACGAAAATAGACGGAGGCAGCACATGGCGTTCAATGATATGGGTGTGGCGGACCTCGCCGCCCAAGGTGCTGCCGCAGGAGGGCTTGGCATGATCGGACGGCTGCTCGCGCTCGCGCGTGCATCGCGCCGGCCTTCGGGCTGGTCGCTGTTGTGGGAAATCCCCATCGCCTGTGGTATGGGTGTTGTCGGGAAGGGGGTTGCGGAGGCGCTTGGGGTTGACGGGTTTCAGCACTACGCTGTCGTCATCGCGATTGCCTATGCCGGCCCCCGCATGATCGACATCCTGCTCGCGCGCTATGGCTTCGCCCTTCAGGAACAAGCCACGAAAGTGGAAGCCAAGAAGACAACGCCTGATTCGCCGCCCGAACCAGAATCGAAGAAGGACACTGCACCATGATGGATTTCCTCCGCAAGCGCGCCAACGAACGGTCCACTGCCGTGACGCTGGTGGCCATCACGCTCCTGTTTTTCGGCCCGACCCTGGCGCCCGAGCACCGCGACACGATCACCAACCTCGTGCTGGCCCTTCTGGGCCTCGGCGCGGCGGTGCCGGATGGCGCGGTGGTGAACTCCAAGGAGTAACCCAATGACCGGCATGCGGATTGCCAATTTCGGCGGAATGATTCCGTTGGTGTCGTCGCGGCTTCTGCCCGACAACATGGCGTCCGCTGCCGTGAATACCCATCTGCGTTCGGGAGAACTGCGGGGCGTGCGCCAGCCGCAGCTTCTCCATGACTTCGTGAGCGGAGGCCCCTTCCGCAAGGCGTATCGGATTCCGGACCCCACGGACCCCGACGAGCCGGTATGGGTCGGCCTGCTGTCGCGGCACGGCAAGGTGCATGCCAACCCCCTGGTCAATGACGCCTTCAACCGATTCCTCAAGCTGGACGAGAATCAGCCCGGCACTGCTGCGCCGCTGGAAGTGAACAGCCTGGAGCGCGTGAAGGATGCGGACCCGTGGCTGCTGCTGGGTGTGCCGCCCCCAGCTATCGCCCCCACGCTGACGCCCGTTGGGGGCGCCACGCTGACCGAGACACGCGCATACGTCTACACATATGTGAATCTGTTTGGGGAAGAAGGCCCGCCGTCCCCGCCAGTGTCCGCCAGCGCGTTCCATGATGCGTCGTGGAATCTGTCAGCCCTGGTTGATCCCGCCTTCGCCGCCGACCACGGCATCACCAAGATGCGAATCTACCGCACCATCAGCGGCACGCAGGGGGCGGTGTTCTACCGCGTCGCGGAGCAGCTTGTGAATGTGGCAACCTACAGCGACACGCGGCTCAGTTCGGTGGTGGTGTCGGAAGGTGTGATTCTCGAATCCCAGACCTGGGCACCGCCGGATGACGTGGAGGGTATCGTGGAGATGCCCAACGGATTCTTCGTGGCCTGGGCCGGGAAGGACATCTTCTTCAGCGAGCCCTACCGCCCTTGGGCTTGGCCCCCGCAGTATGTCGTCTCGACCGCTTCGCGGATCATCGGCTGTGGGGTGGTGGACCAGACTCTGGTTGTGCTGACCGAATCCGCCCCGGTGCTGTATGTGGGTGCGCGCCCCGACTCCATGCAGGCGGTGAAGTCGGCGCTGGTGGACCCCTGCATCGAGGCGCGATCCATCGTCCAAGCGCCCGAGGGCGTCTACTACGCCTCGCGCAATGGCCTGCAACTTGTCACCCCTGCCGGCACCAACAGCGTCACCCGGCAGGCCATCGGCCGCGATGAATGGAACTCGTCCTTCGTGCCGCGAATCAAAGCGGCGGTGTCTTTCGATTCGCAATACCTCGCCCTGGACGCCGCCGGTGGGGGGTTCTGCTTCGATCCGCGCGACATGAAGGCCGGCATCTCGATGCTGGGCAACATGGAGCCGATGGACAACATCTGGACCGACCCGTGGACTTCCGAGGCCCACATGATCGTCGGCAACAAGGTGTATGCCTGGGGGAACCCGACTTCCGGATTCGTCACGGCGGAATGGGCCAGCAAGGATTTCCACTTCAGCAAGCCGCTCAACTTCGGCGCGCTGTTGGTGTTGGTCGATCCGAACTACATCACGGATTCCTCCACGGACGACATCTTCACCGAGCCGGTGCCCTATGTCGGGGCGCCGTGGCCCGATTACGCCAGCATCGTCGGCTACAACCTCGTCAACGGCGCCGCCATCAACGGAGCGCCGACGTGGGGCGATCCCCCACCGGACAATCCGACCGCCCCGGTGTGGCCCTTCTGGCCCGGCGTGGAGTCCGCCCCTGCCACCTTTGAACTGCCGGAGGGTGCGGAGATTCTGCTGTCGCTCTACGCGGACAATGGGTTGGTCTGGCAGGGCTACGTCGAGAACGGAATCGTCTACCGCCCCACCTCCGGGTTCAAGGCGGAAGTCTGGCGGATTCACCTGAAGACGCGAGTCCCGATCCTGAGCGTCCAGATTGCCGAGACAGCCAAGGAACTCGAACGTGTTTAACTACCCGTCGATTCCCGATCCCACCAGCGAGGTCGAATCCCTGCGGGCGTCCGTTGCGGCGCTGAAGCAAGTGGTCGAGGTGTTGATCGGCGTTCGCGGTGACACCAAGCTGCGCGCGTTCACCTATGGCGAGGCTGTGGCCCAACTGCTGCCCTACCGCCCGCCGATGTTTTTCAAGGCTGACTTGCCGGCTGCCTCGGCGCACCCCCGCACTGTCCTCTATCTGTTCGATCCGACCGCCAACAAGCACCTGATCTTCAGCGATGGTGCCGTATGGCGTTACGCGGACGGAACGGCAGTATGAATCGGATCGTATTCAACGATCCACGGGTGGGGCAGTATATCGCTGAACGCGCGAAGTGCGTATTCAATGAAGCCGTGGACAACACTATCGGCGTCGTGGACGATTCCGTAGACCCGGAGAGTCCTGCCTA